TACCTCAACTAAAACATCATCATCAGCGATGTCTGTTAATGCGTCTAAATCAAATATTTTGCTTCCTGTTTCTGCCATAACGACTTTTCCTTAAATTATCTTAAATATATTGTAACATATCTACGGTTCTAAATAACCGTTGAGGACTAAAGTCAAAGCACAGTATCCCATAAAACCAAAAGCTGTATCATCAAAACTCTGTTGAGCTATCAAATAATTCCACCCGTCTTCTATGTTTGCTATCTCTCCCGAAGTAAAAACTTCGCTTCCCTCAAAGTCATCAGCGTTAGGATCTATATTTGTTTTAAGAGAATCTCCTGCTGAATATCTATAGTAATCTTGATATGCTGCTCCATTAACCAATGTCTTTGTTGGATTCAAATATAAATCTATATCTTTAAGTCTAGTAGCAACATCAGCGAGAAAGTCTTGCATACGATAATATACAGTAGCACTTGTAACGGTAAAGTTCTCAGGTTTTACAAAGTCTAATCTAATACAAACATTCTTATAGTCTGTTGTACCATAATGAACCCATCCTGTTACATCTGCACCTGAAGCTGAAGGACTAGACATGAAGGTAGAGAATGTATATTGTATTTTTATCTTCTTCTCGTTAAAGAGTATTTCCCCGTTATTATCAAGAACCTCTAATCCATAATCTACACCGTTTCCTTCTATATCCCCAAGAGTAACTCTTTTATTTCCACTTCTATCAGTTACTTTGATATTTGTTTCTTCCCCGTCTATTACTACCTTGGCTTGACTATCACTACTCCCTACATCAGTAACTACTGAAATAGTCCCTGCTGTTATCTTATCTGCGCTCATAGACTTTATTTTAGTGTCTGTAATAGAATCATCTTCTATATTCTTTCCTCCATCTATTTGTGCTTTTAATACAATATCCATTACGGTATTTCCATTCTCTTTTGTCCCTTGGTATGCGTACACTGGAACTCCAGCTTCTAATGTTTCTCTAAATCCATTGTTAAATTCAGTAATCATACTTAATACTAAAACTTCTCTTTCCGTACTACCCTTATCTACAACTGTTATCCTATCTCCTATTTCAAAGTAACCATTTCCAAAGGTTGAAGCTTTAAATGGATAGAACTTCTTACCTATCAACTCTGTCCCTAATGCTATTACATTGGCATCCTTTTCTTCGTCTAATAGGTAGTTATTTTCAAATTTGATCTGTACGATATCATCTATCTCATGCAGGGCTTGAAGTCTTAGAGGTTCTCCATCCTGCATTAATAAATTATCCCCATCTTGTAGTAATATTCTTTCATGATAATACCCTCCAGAATATACAAACCCACCTTCAGGTACACTTGCCAGCACCACGCTATTAACTTCAAATTCAGGTTTAAGGTTAAGCGACTTTATCTCTGTGTCTACTGTTTCCAAAGAAGTATCTCCTATTTCTTTTACTACCAATTCGTTATCCTCATCAAAATACAAAATTGAAACTGTTGCTTGTGCTATATGCTCTAGTGCTATTCTGTATGTCATATTCTCTTTTAGTATGAATAGATCTGAATCAACTTCTAAATCATCATTAAAAAAGGAAGTTGTCGCTAATGTCCATCCGAGTCTTGTGCATATTGCTTCTAAGTACTGTTTCAGAGTAATAGGATAGTCCTGTAAACCTAAATTATAAACCTTCAAGGACTCAATCATTGTGTCGTAAAGCTTGAGAGTTGTATGCTCTTCTCCTTCGCTTGTTTCTTGTTCAACTACTAAGAAAGTACCATAATCTATATACTCGGTATCTCCATCTCCACTGATAGGATAATAATCTAAAGAATGAGTTCCACTCTGTGATCCTGTAGTTGCAATAAGAGTAGGAGAGTCTGCCACTGCGTTCTCAAAAGAGACTGCAAGATTAAAAGTATTCTCATTTATTTTAATAACATAGTAATAAGTATCTACTACTAATCCAGTAGGTACTGCTCCTGTTGTACTTAATTTGATTTCATCCCCTGTAGATAATCCATGGGTAGCCAAAGTGACTACACAAGGACTAGCTATAGTCATAGTAACAGTTCCCTTATCAGTAACGGGAGCAAGAATTATACCTATTCCTAATTTGACATACTTACCTAGTAAATCGTGGTCACCAAAATACTTAACTTCTGCTTGTCTAATAACCGTTTTAAACAAATCCCCTTCCGATGTAATCTTTATTGATTTTAAATCGTCATCATCTCTTATATAAGTGTCAGCATCAATATCGTAAAGGTATCCTTTAAACTCTCTTGCAGAATCTTTTATTGCTTCTTTAAATTCGTTAGATACACTAATCATTAGGTTAACTTATCATACGAAATTAAATTTACATCAAATTCTTCATATAATCCTCTTGGTTTTGAAAATAAAGGTATATCATAACTTCCTGCATAGAAATACCCTGTTTCTATAGAGTCATTCTCTTCATTCCACCATTGTACTGTCAATTTTGCAGGGTCTAAAAGCCCTATAATTGTACTCATCTCTGCTTGTGTTGTTGCTGCGAAACTTAAAAAGAGTTTAGGAAATGTCCCTATTAAAGTAGCTTTCAAAGAACCAGCCAAGTTACGATCTGCATCAGTCCATAGTTTTTCCCTAGAGACCGTATACTTCTTTAACTTATCTGGAGCAACTGCTCCTATTGTTAATAATTCTCCTACTGCCATTTTATAATCCTAATAAATTAGTATTTGTTGCCAATGATTTATCTTTAATATACTTAATAGTTTTCTCGTACAACTTCTCTCCTCCAACATCTACTCTTAAGTTAATCGCACCTTCTTTCCCTCCTATCTTATTAGCTAATTCGTTCATCCATTGAGTATTATTATCTAACGGTAATACTGCTTCTCTTCCTGCTTCACCAACCATTGAAAGTGTTGGACTACTAACAATACCACCCTTAGCCAACCTCGGAATTGATCCTATATTAAGTCCATTGGGAAGTATTTTGGGTATCCTCCACTTATTCATAGTCCAAATCATATTGTTAATCCTGTCTATTATCCAGTTAATAGGTGCTTTGATTGAACTTGCTATATTCACAAAGAATCCAGAAAATCCTGTTTTTAGACTCTTTAGAACACCTTTGACTTTACTAACAGCCCAGCTAATCTTACTCCACATCCAATTTCCTATAGATTGAAAGACCCATTTGACTGTAGTCCATATTCCAACAAAATAACTCTTAATACTTTCTACCTTAGCTCTTACTGAACTAGTTATTCTACTTATCTTGTTTTTAATATTTACCATCATATCTGTCCATATTTCTGAAACTCTATTCCTAAGGATCAACCAATTGATAATCAACTTTATAATGAAATCAAATATCTTCTTTTTAATTTTCTTTATAAAATCATCAATAATAATCCCTAGTGCTTCCCACACATCGGTAAACCATTGACCAATATTTCCTAGCACTTCTTTAATATTCTCACCGAAGTCGTCAAAGAAGAGGATGAGTCGTGCAAGTATTTCAACTGCTAGGTTAAATCTCTTCTTCCAACTTTCAAGGAGTTTTCTGACTATAACTATTACCCCGTTAATCACCCAAATAACCACAGCAATAGCTCCTACTATGACGACACCCAATATTTGAGCGATGGCTTTAAGTATTCCCCCTATTGGGCTATCAACAATCTCTGAAAACAGAAGACCTAGCTGTATCTTGAGACCCTCTATCGCAGGGGTTACCCATTTTTCCCAAAGTGATATTATCGGAGCAAGTATTTGTTTAATTTTCTTCCATATATCTTTGAATATCCTAACTATAATATCCTTGAGGGCTACAGCTTTATCTTTTATATTCTCCATTCCCATATCGTATTCTGGCAACTCAAATCCTCCACTGCCACCACCACTACCACTACCACTACCTGCCCCATCGTCTTTTTTAAGAACATTCATTTCATCAAAAGCTGCTAATCCTAGTAGCTCACTCTTTAAGTCTTTTACTCCCTCTGTTGCACCATCTGCACTACTCCCAATATCTTGTAGATTCTTTGAAACATCAACTCCAACCAAACCTAGGAAATCTAGTAACATCTTTACTGCATCTCCTATTACATAAACAAACGCTTGTAGATAAGGTAAAACTTTCTGCAAAATAGGTATGAATATTGATCCTAAATCAATAGCGACCATTTTAATCCTATTAGTGAGTATCTTTATCTGAGTTGCAGGATTTTGCATTTCTATTGCCCATGCCCCCTGTGCAGTTCCCGTCTGTTCTAAAACTGTCATATACCTACCAAGAACTTTTTGTTGTTCTGATAATTCATCCCCAACTTGTGCGATACCGTATCGGTAAGCTGCACTCTTAACCTGAGTTTGAGTTATAATAACACCGAGTTTTCTTAGTGGTTCTGTTTCCCCTGTGATTCCTGATCTTAACTTTGTAAACGCATCTTCTATAGGAATATTATAAAAAGCTGACATATCTCTACTAAGTTGAGTAAACCCTTTAGCTAGAGTCAGTGCGTTCTTTTCCGTTACTCCTAATCCCTTTGAGATATTATAGAGCATCGCTGTATCTTTTCTTAAAGTGTAAGCATTTAATCCTAGTGCGTCTGCTAGTTCATCACTCCATTCTCTAATCGCACCTGCTGATTCCCCAAAAACAATAGCAACAAGGGTTTCACTCTCCACGGCATCTATTGCCATTTCAGTTACCTTTTTTATCAATTCTGCAACTTTCTTAATCGCTTTTACCACTAGGTCAATAACTTTTGATACTACTGCACCAACTGCACCTGCAACAGCTCCCATTTTCATAAAATCCCTAGTAGAACCTGTTGTTGATTTTTTAAGAGCTATCCCTATATCCTCTATGTCGTTACTTACATTTATAACATTATCACTTACCTCCAAAAGTGCGTCTTCAAACGCATCGGACATATCCCTAACTTCTTCCTTTGTATCTTCTAAGATATTGACTACTTCTTCAAATTCTTCCTTAAAGTTTGTAGCATTGGCTTCAAGAATGACTTTTACTTCTTCAACTGTTGTTGTCATTTATAGTCCCACTAAAATTATTACTCTTCCTGATATTTTCCTTTGCTTCCAGAGGTTGAAGATTAGATAAAGACCAACACTTTTTAAAATCTGAATCTTCGCAACCACTAAAAGTAAAGGACGATACTGGTCTTATATGGTCAATATGCCAATAGCTACCATAGTTGTCCCAGTTCATTTTCTTATCGAACTGTTTTTCTAAATGTTTCCTTAACTCATTAACCGAATAACCAAGGATATTAAAAGTTTTTACACTATTTTTTTTAAGACCCTTCCTTATTCTCCTAGAAAAGTTGTCGTGAACCCTATTCATTGGATCTTTTCTTAACCTTCTGTCAGATTTTTTTTGTAACTCTCTAAACCTCCCTCGATTTTTCTTCTTCCAGTCGTTTACTCTTTTCATAATTTTCTCCCTATTCTCCTTGTAATATCTATCTTGATAGAGTTTTAGTTTCTTGGCGTTTTTTCTCTTCCATTCTTTATCATACTTGACTTTCTTCTCTTTGTTGTCCTTGTTCCACTTGTTGTTTCTTTTATCAATTCTCTCTTTGTTAGCAATATAATACTCCCTGCTTCTTTGGATAATCTTATCTTTATTTTTATCGTAATACTCATTAGCAGACTTCTTTGCACACTCTTTGCAGTCTGGTCGTAAGTTATCAACCTTACTTTTGTCTTTATAAAAGTGGGTTATGTCTAATTCCTTTTTACATTTTGAACATATTTTATTCATATCTATATTGTATCACTTTAGCGTTCCTCCAAGTATTATAGTATTTCTTTTCATTATTCCTTCCATTTCGTCTCCTGTCATTCCTTCTTTTATTTCCTCTTCTTCATAGAGAAATGGTTTCTTGGGATACTTCTTTGGGTCATTTACTGCATACGCAATATACTTTCCTAAATTAAAGTTATTATAATCCATCTCCCTTGCTCTACCCTTTTCTATTTCGCTATAAATCTCTGAATATCTGAGGAAATCTTTTGGAGTAGTCTCCCAGTACCTCTCCATTTCTAACCCCCAGTCAATCTTTAATCTAACACCTATTAGGAGGGCTGAATGTTCTCCTTCTTTCCATATATCCTTAAAGAACCTTCCTTCTAAATCTCGGTCTTGGCTTCTTGAGCCATACTCTTCTTCACCTTCTTGAGATCCAGTTGGCGTGGTAAAAAACCTGCATCCTGCAATTTCTCCATAATCTCTGTGTAGAGTATGAAAATGTCCTTACCACCTTTTAAGTATTCGTCAATTTTCTCGTATGCTTTATCTTCATCTATAGCCATTCCTTTCTGAACGAATATAACTATGGTACTCATAGAAAAATCTGATAAAACATCTTGTAGAGGTTTCTTTGTTATATCCTCTATCTCTTTAATTGTTCTTGGCGTGTACTTTAACTCCATTTTTGTTACCTTTAATTAAATTAAAAAGAACTGGGAGAGTCCCCCCTCCCTGAACTTTATGCACTTGCACCAAATGAAGTATAAACAGGAGCTCCAGAGATTCTTAATGAACCTGAGAATCCTCTTACACCGTCAACTGTTGCTTCGCCCTCTTTGAATGTTTTGACAAAAGCGTCAAATACCCAAGTAGAACCAGTGTCACTTTCTATAGTCCACTCTTCTTCTGCTTGTGAACCTGCTAAAACGACCATAGCGTTAAAAGCTACTTCAGTTGC